ACCGGTGGCGAGCGGGGTCTTTGGTCCAAAAGTGGGTCCCACTACTCAGATGAAAGAGAAATTGGGCTTCGGTTATGCAATTGGGCCCTTAAAGTATTGGGTTTTTACACAAAGGACCTTGGATATTGGGCTGAAATTAAGTAAACATCATTGGCTTAAAGAAATCTATTTATTCAGCATATTTATTACTGATACGTATAAATACGTATTTATACATTGGTATTCATAAATACATCATATTCATCTTCTAGATTTATATCATCCACAGGTGCTTCATGCATCATGAGGATATCAACAGTCTCTATCATTTGCTCTTGCTTGAATTCTCTTATGGTCGATTCTTTGTACATAATATCTAGCAAATCTTTAATGCCCTCTTCCAGGCTGTTGAAGTTGAAAGGTGGAATGATTCCACTGTGCCTGTATGGGATCATGAATTTCTTCTTGGCTAGTGCTGGTGACTTGGTTGAGATAACTTCAATCAAGACAAGGATTGAACTATCTTCATTTAGCCTCACATCGATAATGAATTCCATACCCTTCTTGTTGTTGTACTTGATAGTCATTCTTATTTGTGTTCAACTATACATGAGTCCTTCTGAGTTAAATAGGGAGTTAGATATTTGATTCATGGACTTCAATCAAATACGTGTTTTGTTGTTGTTCATATAGTTAGAAGTGGATGTGTCATGCATGATAGTGACATAAGTATTAACATGATTGTGATATTTAAAATATCCACTAATCTATATTATCAGATGATTAGATGAAATGATAAAGATTAATCCAATGGATTAAGAAAACAAAAAAGAAAAAAAGAAAAAATAAAAAACATGAGTCCAACCACACAAAAATATCTATTATGAAAAGAATAGGGAGCGCAGCGGAAAGACAAAAAAAAAACAAAACTAAATCGCAATATAATGAACATGTAAAAAATAGAAAAAGAAAACAATATACTTCAAAAAAAAAGAAAAAAGAAAAGAATTCAGTCAGGTTTTTACTATGCAGTAGAAAATTAATTACTTTCACCACGTAGGTAAATAATTGAGACCCCAAAGGTAAATGAGGACACCGATACATCGGTGTCTCTATTGGTGTCCAATAAAGAAATTGACTAAAATATCCCTGTAAATGTGTCTGTAAGGCGCGTGGGAGTGCGCTGAAAAAGTTAGATTTCTCTCTCCTAAACTCGTCGGAGAAGACAATTGAGGCACTTCCCGGCATCAATTTGCGACACGCGCGGCGGTGTGTACCCCTGGGAGGTAAGGTACCACTACGCTACGCAGCAGCCTTAGCTACGCCGGAGCTTAGCTCGCCACCGTTATAATATT